TTTATATTAAGAACATATGTTATTTTTGTATCTTTATACTTATCAAGCTCCTTAACATCATCTTCTGAGAGCTTCTCATGATATATGGCGGATTCGAGAGCATCATAATCCACATATCTTTTAGTCTTAACGATATCACCCTCGTGACCTTTAGACATAAGAAACTCTATAAGTTCATCCTCATTAAATGATTCTGACTTCCTCTCAGATAATGTGACAGTACCTGTACTGCAGGATGCACTCGTTAAATGTTTACTCGTCATAATCTGTTTTATTTTAGTGTTTCCAGAAGCTGCCAGGTTCTTATATTTCGCTTCTAATGATTTATTGTCTATATAGTCTGCTACTAAATCACTAAGCTCGTCCTGGTTGATTTCGGTCGTTTCTGTACTATCATCAAATATCTTTCTTCTCATCTTACTTCCTCCTATTAGATTTGATTCTTCGCTGAGTAATATCGCCCATAGTACCTTTTCTGCCTTTAACTATGGAGTTCTTAAACTCAATAATTTTCCATACATCATCTGTATTCCAATATCTTGTTCTGTGGGGTCCTTCTTGTGTGTAATTAGGTAAGAGTTTTGCTTTTGGGTCTTTTGGGAAGTGTTTTTTGAATTTGTACCATATGTTTATTGTCTGAACGGATGTGTTTATCATACAGGCAAGTTCTTCTATGGTAACTTTATTCTGTTTCATAATACCTCCTTTCTACGATAATAAGTAATCTATCATTTCTCGCCTCTTTCCTTCTGGTAATTTACCATCTACAAATAAATCACTCATTTCGCCCTTTTTCTTTACTAATTTCCATATCTTTTCATCTATAGTATCTTTGCACATAATATTATAGATGGTGATATTATTTTTCTGACCTACTCTGTGAGCCCTATCTACAGCCTGCTCATATAGAGCTTCGCTCCAAGGATGGTCTAAGAATATAATAACACTTGCTTTTGTAAGAGTAATTCCTGTACCCATACTACCTGTAGTGCCGATTATCAATTTATATTTATCATTATTCTGAAAACTATCTACATATCTTTGACGCATATTATCTGGAGTATTTCCCGTTATACATATTGGACCAAAATCAGCAAGTCTATATTGTATTATGTCTGTCATTTGTGTCCAGTTACTAAATACTATTACTTTTTTACCATTCTCTATAGCATCTTCCACTATCTCTCTCATTCTATCGAGTTTTGCGGAACATTGAATCTCAGATGAAAGTATTCCTGTATATCCTGTAGCTTGTCTAAGTCTTATCATTTCAGCGAGAGGATTAGGAGATACTGATAGTATATCTATATTAGCTTTAATATCTGCCTTGACTTCCTTGTAGATAATGGCTTGCTTAGGAAGCATTTCTACATAATCATCAATATAAGTTTTTTCAGGTAAGTCTAATACATCATCTTTTAATCGCCTTAGCATTATCTGACTTAACTGATCCTCTAATTCTTCTGTATGTACATATCCTACTACTTCATATCCGCCATATCCACCCATTACGCAATAATATTTTTTGAATGAATAGAACGAATGTTTCTCATAACCAAGCCATCTTAATATGATATACAAATCAAGAGGCGAGTTCATTAAAGGAGTTCCTGTCATAGCAATCTTACATTCTGTATCTAATGAAATAAATGCTTTTCCTTGCTGTGATGCAGGATTCTTACAGTTATGTACTAAAACATCATTAGCAAAATAATTATGATTATCTGCCACTTCTAAATCGTAAGCCAAAAAATTTATTTGATTTTCAACTTCTTTTGATATTAGTTTTGCCATTGTTTTATAAAGTCTCCTAATTTTCCATTGTCTATATCTTCATGTGTAAATCTTATAACTGTATATCCTAATTGAGATAAACACCAATCTTTCTTTTTATCAAGTTCGTGTATATTTTTTGCAAGATGATTTGGTCCATCTATCTCAATACAAATTTTCTTCTCTCTATGCAAAAAATCAGGCTTATAATTGAAAGCAATATGTTTTTCTGGATATTTTTGCCTTAATGAGTATGTGCTAATAGCTTGATTATACTCAAATCCAAACTCTTTAAGAGTTTCCCAAGCTATTTGTTCATATACAGACATTTTACCATTACCATACTTAAAATAATTTTTATATCCGCCATTTTTTAATATTGATTGTCTTGTCTTTTCAACTACACCAGGCTGATATACTGGATTATTCTCTGTCATTCTCTTATGATTATTTTCACGAAACTCAGGTCTATTCCATAAAGCTCTCATAGATTCTGCTTGATGTTTCTTACCTTCTTCTGAAACTTTTACTTTACCATATGTCTTAATTCTCCATTTAGCTGAACAAGATGTATTGCAAAATCTGTTCTTTCCTTCTGCAAGTTCTTTACCACACCATTCACAAGTTTTCATAATATCTCCTTTCAAAATCTTTATATTATGAATATAGTGTAGTACATAAATTAAAGATTGTCAAATTCTATAACATCATCCTGCTCTGTTAAATCTTGTGCTTCAACCCAACCTCTATTTGAAGTTAATAACTTATGGTCTGGAGTACATCTGATTTCTTTTATACCTCTATCAGTTTCAAATTTCAATCGTAACATTGGACGAGAGACAAGATTTTCGTGATAATCTACAACAGGCTTCAACTCAATCTGTTTATTTGCTTCATTATAAGAATAAACAGAAACATCAAGTCTATTAGTAACAATATCACCTATTCTGATATAACCACTATCTGTAAGAATTGGGGTGTCATATCCAAGACACTTGTGTATTTCATCCGCCGCTATCATATTTATCTCATTCTGACGCATCCAGGACTTTAATCCTTGTGTTATATCATCGTCTCTTAGAGTTTCTACATTAGTAATAATAAAGTATGCTGAAATTTCATCCAGGTGCTCTACATCATATAGCTTATCTTTATTAGAACCTACATACAGCTCGTTTGTTTTCTTTTTTACTCTCTGACCTAATATGTGAGATTCTTCATTAGAATGTATTGATACTTCATTTCTCCAATTCCATTTCAAGCTGTTTACGCCACATATTATAAGACAATGCTTATAGCCATAGAATTTCTTATACGCACAAGCAATATCTATTACCTGTTTAGTTTTGCCTAACCCCATTTCATCACCGAGTAGCCATTTAGTATGGCTCATCCCATAATTAAATCCTTCAATCTGATGTGAGAATGGGTTAGTCTTAAATTCAAATTCATCTGCTGTATGATAAACTTCAGGAGATAAATCTACATATCTGCCACTGATATCAAATGCAAAATTTGAAAATTTCTTTAATAATAGTGCGATATCTTCTATCATTATCTCCCATTCTTTAGAGCCTTTAATCCAGCTTCTGTTTCTGAAACTCTTTATAAAGTTTACTATGTCATAATTAAATGGGAATGATACAAATGCTGAGAAATCACAGCCCGGCATAAATCTTGATTTTCTTATTTTGATTGTGATAGTTGTCATTTTGGTGTTCTCTCTTTCTTCGTGATAAACATACAATAACACAATTAAAAAAGAAAGTCAAGAGAAAAGACAGCCCCCGTTAGACTGCCTTCTCTCATTTCATGTTGTGATATTAAATTGAAGATATTATATCACAAATCAAAGCTGATGTATAGCATCCTGCATCATATGTTTGAATCTTTCTATAGATTCCTCATCATAATGCCCGCTATATCTGTTTGAGTTTTCATAACTCCTATCATAGCTTCTATCATAACTATTGTTATTATAGCTTCGATTGCTATTATTATAAGAAGCTCTGCTCTCATTGTATCTGCCATCATTATCTCCATCACGACCTCGCCTACCATAGCTATAATCGTAACTGTCACGACTATGCTTACCATTAAACTCATATCCGTACTCCTCTATCATTTCATTTCCTAACATAACCTTATCAAGGTTCTTGATTGAGTGGGTGAGAGTATCAATAAGCTCAAGGTCAGAGGCAGTCATATCTTCTTTCTTAGCTACCTTTTCGAGTTCAGAACAGAGATTCTCACGGAGGCTTTCAAGTTTCTTCATATTATCCCCCTTTCTCATGCAATACGCTGTACTACAAAATTGGCGTTCTGCACGTTAATAGCCGGAGCAGTACCCGCATCTGTAATCTCAGAAACATTTTCTATGGATACATTAAAGCAACAACCTCTCGGTACAGTTACCAATGCGGTAGATGTAACATTAAAGTATTCATCTACTGCCGCAGGAGTAACTATTGCCCTACTTGTAAGCACAGGCTCTCCATCTATAGCCATAGCTACAGAAATAGGAGAAACATCTGCCCCTTCAGGAATTGCTATGTTACCATTAAAAGTCACCTGATATCTTGCGAAGCATGATGTTGGGCAATTAACTATGCCACGAAGAGTCACAATTCCTGATCCGTTTCTGTGAATCACATAGCCTTTACTGCAAGGTATAGATGTATTCAATACAACTACCTGATTAGGCTGTACTAATTGAACAGGATTATAGGTAAACTCTGCCATATCACACCTCACATTCCGCAGCCACATCCATATCCCATATTCTGATTGCAGGTGAATATAGGGGTTCTGCCATAAACAGGAGTAGTAGGAACAGGACAGCTATTAAGTCTGTTATAC